GCCAGGCCTTTTCGGCCATAACCGAACACTCGGCCGACCGAGAGGCCGGTGCCAGCCAAGTTGCCCATCTGCTTTCTCGTCTCTTTGACGGAGTCGACGAACATCTTACCTTCATTAGTGGCAAGATTACCAAATTGGTCGCGGACCTCTTCCAGAGCTTGCCGCAGAGGATCGATGCCTCCTCGCTGTGACATTTTGATTAGGCCTGTGAGCATCTTGAACGGCAGCATGACGATCGTCTGCCCGAGCTTTAAAAAGCTGCCCACGAGATTGCCGACGATCCTCAGGCCAGTCTTGAGCAAGCCGAAGTACATCTGGACGCCTTTTCCAAAACCGACGAGGAGGCCTGTCAGAGCGCCTAGTTTTGGCGCCTTGTCTATCAAATCACTTAAAACGCCAGTCGTTCCTTCAGCTTCGTCTTTCATATCGCAAAGAGAATCACCGGCGACTTTAGCTTGATCTGAGGCCTCTTTGAGGCCTTGAGATAGCTCCTGCGTCTTATCGTTCACTCTATCAAAGGGAGCACAGTCCATTGCGTCACAGATCTGTTTGGCATACCCTGCTTGCTGGCTGTACAGAGTGCCTTGAGTGCGTAATAGCCCGGCCTGCTCCTTGAGGAGCTTGTTCAGTTGCTGTTGCAGCTCGAGCTGCTTTCCTAGGTCATCTGCTGCCATGTTGCTCGCATTGTGTAACTACACTAGGTAATTATCTCTAAGGAACAGTTGACGACGAATGCGATCACGTAAATCGTCGGAGGTTAGAAGGCACTTGGGCTCTTGATCTCCCAGACCATGTTCTTTGTTCTGCTGTGTTATCGTGAGCAGCTCGACTCACGTTAGAATTCTGGTCAGCTGCTCTCTTGAACTCTTCATTGAGTCGTTCTATGAACCAGGCGCGCTGCCAAATGGGAAGTAGGTAAGATTCCCGATAAGTGAACCCCATGTAGTACATGAGGGTGAAGATGTGTTGAAGGAATAGCTCCTTATCATTCGGTGTCAGGCCAAAAAAACGAAGCCCCCATCGGGAGTCGTACCTCCGATGACTCAAAGCAGCCCGCACAATCCATCCATGCTTTCATGTCTATCCCAGGCTCGTTCTTATCGATGTACTTACGCAACGCCAAAGAATCGCGCGCTGGCATGTTTTTTACAAACATGCCGACCTTGTTCCTATCCTTGATGCCATCTACAGAAATGATTTGATGTTGCAGTCTAGTAGTGACCAAAGTCTCATTTTTACTGCCTGATTTCTTACGGCGCTCTTGTAAAGTGGAGATGTCCGTCTCGTCCTTCCCCGTCAGGAACTTAAAGTGCACCGTCTTCTTAGTGACCGGCAACTGGAAATCAAACACGTTAGTGCCTTCTGTAACGGGGGTAACGTCCAGTCTTTTGATGGGCAGATCTGTGAGTTGGAAGTCTTGTTTGGATTTTTCATCACAATTCGGGCAATCAACCTCGACCGAATATTGTGAGCCATACCCAGTAATGCGCAGCGCAGTCATCACGGCATTGCGATCTCCTACCAGCATCTCTTCGACGTCGACATTTTTGTCTATCAAACAGGACCTGATCAACTCTGTGATGACTGTACCCTTTTTGATCAAGGCCCGAGATGTTAAAATATCTTCTTCGCGGGCGGTCATCGCTCTAATATCAACGGTCTCTGCTCCATAAAGAGGACTCTGCTCTGAATAGACGGTCCCATTAGACGGAATAGGCACAGCCTCAATCGGGACTTCGAAACCAAAATCATCAGCCATGACGTTTCTGACTTGGAACCCTGCTTGTTGAGCCTGTGCGGCTGTAAATACTTCGTTTCCTTCCCTAGTTTCTTTACTCACTATACACCTACTCCTTTGTCAAATGATATGAGAATACGATTTGCATGTTAACATAACACTCGTGCAATTAGGTATATCTCTGCGCGAGGTTGCTGAGTTTAGAGTATTCTTAAAATAAAACCTCCCGACGCATATACGTCGGGAGGTCACGAAATCTTTACTATTTTGATAGTAGGATTAGAACTGCAACACGCAGTTGTCGAATCGTAGAGTCAAAGTTATGTCAGCCGGATCCGAAGAAGTGTAGTCTAGGTCGCCAAAAGTCGCATTGGTGATGAAGCAGCCCTTGAGATCCCAAAGCTCAACCACTGTTCCAACTGGATCCAGCAGCTTGAGTTGGCAGTCTCTTTTATAAAAATCAGCGTAACCAGCTCGGCCAGAAACGGACTCAAAATGAGTACGAATCCATTCCATAACCTGCTGGGCTCCCGAAGGCGCTATAGCGTCATGAAGCGAGACGCTGAGGGTGTCAAACTTTGTCTTGCCAGCAATATAGCGCGTCGAATTCATGAATGGAATCTCTTGCTCCTCAGTCGTGATGGTCGGTCGTGCCGCCGTTTTGATGAGGAAAGCGTCGATGCCTTCTATTGCAAATTGCCAACGAAATTTGCGCTTCGGCTCAAACTTGTTGGGAAGCATATCAGTAACTGGAAATGTATCTGGCATTTTCTTTCTCTACTCCTAAGGTTGCTTTACATAACTATGCGCTTACCAGGTTATACCTCTGCGCCGGCGTTAGTTACCACGAAGTCCAGGCTAATAAATTCCACCGAACGCGTGGGCTGTAAAAAGATCTTACCTCGAATCGTATTGTTTTCCACATCTGCTTGCGTCGTAGTCGAGGTGTCGATCTGTACTCGGAACCTGTCTAGCCCCTGTTGCTGCTGAATCCTTACGAGAATCGGAGTGACTGTTGCACTGAATCGCTCGAGGGTGTCTTCACGGTTGGGTTCAAACAATAAGGTGTTGGCCACGGACCTCACCTTGCGGCGTACGTCTATCAAGAGTCGCCTGACGTTCACACGATCGAGTGCGCTCTGTGCGGCTTGCAATGTCTTCTGACCGAAGACCACTACACCCGGAGTGTGAGCAAACGAAGTCAGAGGGTTGACATCCGCAGAATATAGATCGTCCAAGTTGTTGCGGTTGAGCTTGACTTGAGATTCTATTACCGACTTCAATGCGCCGCGCGTAAATCCAGCTGGCGCAAACCATGGATGTGCGACTCTGTCGTTCAACGAAAAAGCGCCCAGGACACTCACTGATGGAGGACACTGTACATTCGTATTTGTCGAAGGATCGGTCACGATCACATCCGGGAAATATGCTGCGGCAAAAGAAGAATCTAGAGCTCTAGAAATGAATCTGCTCACAGTATTTGCTACGCTGATAAATTGCGCAGACGACGTCACATATGTGTCTACCGAGTCCTTCTGCTCAATGTCCATGAGGTACAAGGCATCGAATCGACGCTCTACTGAATCAACAGCATAATCTGTCACTGATTCGTGCCGTATGCCTGGAATGGCGAGGAGCTGAATGTCTACATCAGCCTTCTCCTCCATCACGTCTACAGCCTTCCTGATGGATGCTACGGTGGCTGAGTCGACTCCAGACTCGGATGCATCGTCCATCTCTCGACGTACGGCCGTGTTGGTCATGTTAAATTTGTTCTTATCGAATATATTAAGCCCGTCAAAACCGCCCTGTAGAGGGAATGTATACTTCAAGAATTTACGGGTCGGTTGATGATCGAAATCCTTGGTCGGATCCAAGAACCTAGAACCTATTCCTGCGGTACCGTCCCTGTCAGTCAGGGTTCCTATTTGAGTACCGTCTCTTCGGTAAGCGGCAGATGACCACTGTAAGGAATCAGGGCGATCGTTCGAACCGGTAATCACTTCAACCCTCTCTAGAGTGAAGACGTTATTATTGAACTTATCCACGTCCAATACACAGCCGCCCACATCAGCTGTACCTGCGTTGTCGCTCACCACGGCATTCTGTTCAGAAGTGTGCCAAGAAGGGAAGTACTTCGTCAGCGCAATAATAGTAGGATCTAATGCTTGATTCTTATTAGGCTCCGTAACGCTGCTTTTCACCTCAAATTGAACTCCCCATGTTAGACTAGTCTCAGCGCGTTGCTTAGGACTAATGCCTACAGCAATGGTTTCTCTTAGCGGAACGGGAGGTTGAACAGTACGAGCAATCTCATCGACAGAGATTCCAGCGATCATGTGTGATCCCGTGAGGATAGAAGCATTAGGCGTAGAAGTACCAGACGTCACTAAGTGTGGTAGCCCTCTAACACCCAGCGGAATGCTGGTGTCGTCCAATCTACGGTTTCGAAGATCAGCGGACTCCTCCACTCTAATATATTGGGAGTTGTTAGGGTACTTTCCTTCTAACACGAGTTTCTGACTTCCTTCTGCACGATCGAAATCATAGAAAGCTCTAGAATCGCCAATCACTCTCGATACGTAACGATCCGAAGAAGGATCTAAACTAAGGCCTCGGAAAGACTCTAAAACTTTAGGATTCAGATCAGAATCCTCAAACTTCCTAACAAGAAGGTCGAATTTTCCAAACTTTTCTTTTGGATTAGCAGAAGCTTGCACGTTCTCGATGGTAATCTTAAAGGAAGCATTTCCATTAGCGCCGTCGTCTCTGGCATGCACCTTAAAGATGTCCTTATTAGTACCACCAAACTGCTGACTGATTATAGACGGAGACTGCGCAGTGGCGAACCTATCCGTAAATGATTCGAAATCAGGGACGCCAACGTTGGTAGTAGAAGTAGCAGCACCATTTCCGCGCGCCATGCTAGAAGTCAACAAGAGCGCTAATGGTTCTTTTTGGCCATCGGATGCATTAGACGAAGATATGATCAGTCCTACGCCCGAGCCAGTAAGAACCGCAAAATCGGGATGTACGTCATAATGAGTATAGAGGTAATAACCAGCTTCTTCGGCTCGGAAAGGATCCGTGTTGAATACTTTTGCAAAATAACTGGGTACCGTAGGATCAAAGGATGCCGATATTATGTTAGAATAAGAATCGGAATTCTTCAGCCCGTTAAGAATCATAGTGAAATCTTGCTTAG